GCCCGCCTGGCTCGCCAGGGCCAGCGCTTCCCGGTCTCGATCCATCACCTTATTGCCCGTTCAACGATTGACGAACGTGTGATGAAAGCCCTTGAAACCAAAGACGTAACCCAGTCTGCCCTCATCGACGCGGTGAAGGCGGAGCTGGCTAAAACCAACCATCCATCCAGCGCGAAGGAGTTCTAACAATGATCGAACACACTTGCCCGATTACCGGTGAACCTATCAAACGCCATGAGACCGTTAGCCGGAGCGCCTGCGCGCGGCTGGTAACACTGGTCTCTGATTTGCCCTCTCTCATGGAGGATGCGACCTACTCGCTCACTACCCACCGGGCGGGAGGCGGTGGCGGGACGGCGGCCTCGAAGCCGCCCCTGAGCCTTGCCCTTCTGGAAGAGATCGGCGAGATGAGAGACGCGGTAGACGCTTGGGCCGTGGCCACGCGGAACTACGCTCTGCCACCCGTGCCTTACAAGGCGGGCGACTGGTACCAGGCTAGGCGGATCTTCCAGGTCTGCGCACCCCACCTGCGCAACTGGGACGATGCCCCGCAGATGATCGACGAACTCACCTACGCACTCCACCGTATTGAGCTTCTCACAAGCCCCGCGCGTGCTCAGCGCCGATACGTAGGCCCATGCCCCGAGTGTGGCGTGGACGTGACTGTACGCCCGGAGGCTGAAGAGGCTGTCTGTCATGAGTGCGGGACCAGGTTCGACGTGGGCGACGCTCTCGCACAGCTCTACGCTAACCTTGCGCAGCTGTGGTTGCCTCGCGAGCAGGCACGGCGGGCAGCCGAGATGGTCTCCGGGCAGATGATCCCACAAGGCACACTTAAAACTTGGATCGCTCGCGAAAAAATTAAGCCAAGGCAGGAAGGCAAAGGCCCAGCACTTTACCGCGTTGGAGCCATCACGCGGTTGCTTGCGTTGAAAGCGTGAACCCTGCTAATATGGTAATGGCGTTAAAAGTGTGCCTAGCGGAGATGCTCCACCAAACGCCAGCGCCCTTTCAAGTAGTAGTAATTGCCCGGTAGCACGCCACACTACCGGGCTTTTACTATGCCCGCGCTTTCCCGGAAGGAGGCGACAGTGCCCAAACGCGAAGGACCGAAAACCACCCGACTGAAAAAAGAACGCCGCGACCGTATGCACGAGGCGCTCGGCCTCCGCCTCGCCGGGTACTCATACCGCGACATCGGCAAAGCGATGCGGATCAGCGTGTCAACCTCCCACAAGTATGTAGAAGATGCGCTCAAAGACACCACACGCGACCGCGCCGAAGAAGTCCTAGACCTCGAACTGCACCGCTGCGACGAACTGCTCGCCGTCGCCTACGAGAAGGCCACCCGAGGCGACCTCTTCGCCCTGGATCGCTGCCTGGCCATCATGACAAAGATTGAGAAGCTGCACGGCGTGGAATCACCCAAGGCCGCCGACGAAGCCAAGGAGACGTACGACATGCTCACGCAGTTGCTCTCAAACTCCATCAAGGCCGCCGCAGCCTCTACACCCGACTAAGGAGGGCACGGCATGTCGCTTTCGGCTAAGCAGATCCAGGCTTGGCAAGACATGCTCAACCCTGCTTTTAAGTTCATCCTCATGGACGGAGCCATCCGAAGTGGCAAGACTTTTTCAAGCCTCTTGGCTTTCCTCCACTGGATCCCACAAGCGCCTAAAGGCCACCTCGCCATCATCGGAAAAACCCGAACCACGATCCAGCGAAACGTTCTCGACGTGATCGAGATGCTGGCACCCGGAGCGCTCGGCCGTCATTCCACCCGGTCAGACACAGCCGTCATCATGGGACGCCGAGTCCAGCTCATCGGCGCAAACGACGCTGCAGCTGAGAACAAAGTCCGAGGCGTGACACTCGCAGGTGCCTACGTCGATGAAGCAACGCTGCTCCCTGAGCCGTTCTTCATCCAGCTACGCGGCCGCCTTAGTGTGCCCGGTGCGAAGCTGATCGCAACCACCAACCCGGACAGCCCGTCTCACTGGCTTAAAACCGGCTTCATAGACCGGATCCCGCGCCCTGGCAACGCTGAGGCGCAGATCAGGGAACGAGGCCAAGAGCCACTGGTTGACTGGGCCTTCCATCATTTCACCATGGACGATAACCCCGGCCTCGAACCCGAGTACATCGAAAGCGTGAAACGAGAGTTTACGGGCCTGTGGTACCGGCGTTTCATCCAGGGCGAATGGGTGTCCGCAGAAGGCGCTGTCTATGACATGTGGGATCCTTCGGCCCACGTTGTCCCCTGGCAAAGCCTGCCGATGATGACCGACTGTTACGCCGTGGGAGTCGACTACGGCACCCAGAACCCCACAGCCGGGCTGATCCTCGCTCACGGTGAAGATGACATCCTCTACCTCGTGGATGAGTACCGGATCGACCGCACGAACCGAGGACACGGAACATGGACCGACGCGCAACAATCCGATGGACTTCTCACCTGGCTAAAGACGAAAGAGCACGCGCCGGGTATGGACCTTGTGCCTGGCCGTATCATAGTCGACCCAGCCGCCGCGAGCTTCAAGGTGCAGCTGCGCCAGGATGGCGCGTGGGGACTCACCGACGCGGATAACGATGTTCTCTACGGTATCCGCCTCATGGCCAGCCTTCTTGCCTCGGGAAGCCTGAAAATCTCAGACAGATGCTCCGGACTGATCGGTGAGATACCCGGCTACAGCTGGGACTCTAAGGCTCAGCTGCAAGGCCATGATAAACCAATCAAGACCGCTGACCACAGTCTCGACGCGGCCAGGTACGCCCTAGCAACTACCGAGCGCAAATGGCGTGCCCGCGTCGACCACAGACGCTACAAGACCTAGGAGGACCATTGCCACTCCCTGACCACAATACGCCGTGGCCGCCCGCAGGCTACCAGGCCCTCTTGGACGATATGAGGACGTGGGAGGCGTGGTGGATCGGCGATCCGCAGAGGTTGTGGAGCCTCTACCGTAGTGATTCAGACGTACAACCCCGCCACCGTCGCAACCTCTCCGGTTTCGTGGGCCGCTTCTTCTGGGGCCGTAATCGTGGCACCACGTCAACCGGCGGGCCTTCGCGCGGTGATCTACACATCCCTATCGCCTCGGACATCTGCGCGACCTCCGCTGATCTTCTCTACTCCACCCCTCCGCGTATCACGGCCGTTAACGAGGCCACCTCAGACCAGATCGAGCGATACAAGGATGACGGCCTGCTAGAAGCCCTGATTACCGGAGCCGAGACAGCCGCAGCCCTGGGAGGCCGATACACCCGCGTAACCTGGGATCCCGCGATTCTTTCCCGCCCGTTCCTCAGCGTGGTTGACGCAGACGCAGCCCTGCCTGAGTTCCGATGGGGCCGCCTGGTCGCCGTCACGTTCTGGACTGATCTAGCCTCCGACGGCTCGCACTTCATCCGACACCTTGAGCGCCACGAGCTAGACGCTGCGGGTAACGGCGTGATCCTGCACGGACTCTACGAAGGAACCTCCACCAACCTGGGCCGCCTGATCCCGCTGACAGAGCATCCCTCGACCGCTCCCCTAGCAATGTTGGTCAACGACCAGGCGGAACTGAACGTCCCGCGCACCCCTGGTCTGAACGTGGTTTACACCCCGAACATGACACCGCAGAGGCGCTGGAGGCACCACCCGCAAGGGCGGTACATGGGCCGCTCCGACCTGGAAGGCAGCGAACAGCTTTTCGACGCTCTCGACGAAACCTACAGCGCCTGGATGCGAGACGTTCGCCTCGCTAAAGCGCGTATCATCGTTGACCGTTCCATGCTGGAAATGCCTTCTGGCAACGGCGGCAACGAGGTGCCCGCTTTCGACCTGGACCGAGAGATCTTCACACCCCTGGAAGGCTTCGGCTCACTCAAAGACGGCGGGATTGCCGAACCACAGCAATTCCAGATCAGGTGGCAAGAACACCAGCAAACCGCGCTGGATCTGACGCGCCAGATCATCCGCAACGCCCGCTACTCCACCGCGACCTTCGGCGACGTTCAAGACACTGACATTACCGCAACGGAAGTCCGAGCGCGTCAAGCGACAACCGAGACAACCCGTGCGCGCAAGATCCGCTGCGAAAAACCAGCCGTCCAAGCTCTGCTAGTGAAGATGCTCCGCACCGACCGAGCACTATTCAACGCCCCTGGCCTGGATGAAACGGATATCTCGGTGGACTTCCCACAGCTCCACCAGGCGACAGTCGCAGACAACGCCCAAACGGTGGCCACGCTGCGAGGAGTGGAAGCCCTCAGCCTCCAAACCAGCGTGGAGCTTGCACACCCTGACTGGGATGACACTCAGATCCAGGAGGAAGTCACACGCCTGCAGCGTGAGCATCCGCTCTCATCGCCCGATGACTGGAGGCCGTTCAACTCTTGACGTAGCTGGAAGGGAGACTATCAGCCTTGCTAGACCCTTCCGACTACGCGAACAGTCTCGCCCAGACCGTCTCCGACCTGGTCGCCCAAATCGAGGTGAGGCTCATCTGGGAGATCGCGCGGGACGTGAACCGAGGCCTGGGCGGAGGCAGCCGCTACGAGGTCGACATGACGGCCCGATACGGCGCGCTCTACGCCCGCCTGCAGCGTCAGCTTGGCAAGCCCTGGAAGAACGTTCTAACGACCGTGCAGGCGGCCCTGGATAAGGCGGCTGAGGCGGGCCAAGGCATGGCTGAGCGAGACCTCGCGGGCCGCCTCGCGAATCATCCGGAAACGCTCGGCGTACCCGTCACGAACGTTCGCGCTCTCGAAGTAATCGCCTCCGATCTGCACCGCGTCCTTGCAGACCTGCCCGCTCTGGCGCTGCGTAATGCTTTCGACAGTTACCAACAGATCATCTCCACGCCAGCCGTTCTTAACGCGACGGGAGTCCTCACCCGCCGCAAAGCCACGCAAGACGCACTGAACGGCTTCGCCGCACGCGGTATCGAGGGCTTCACCGACAAAGCCGGGCGAACGTGGCATATCGACACCTACGCCGAAATGGCAACGCGCACCGGCGCGGCTCACTCACTCCGCGCGGCCTACGAGGGTGAACTAATCGCCCGAGGCGAGGACCTAGTGCTAGTCACGGGCAACACGTACACCTGCAGGCTGTGCGCGCCCTGGCAAGACAAAGTGCTGTCGCTAACCGGGCTGTACCCGGCGGGCGTGCACCGCCTGCCCTCAGCTGTGGGCGATGGTTACGTGACAGTCCACGTGGCCGGAACGATGGAGGAAGCCCGAGCAGCCGGGCTGCACCACCCGAACTGCACGCACCGCGCACGGCTCTACCCGCCGGGCGCGAC